CAAGCGTCACATCTATGTGCGGCCTGACCGCCAACATGAGTCGAAATCAGATCTAAGACGGGCAATCGAACCAGTAAAGGTCGAAGGAAATGTATCGCCTTTTCGTAATACTAAGTAGCGCGCTTCTTTTATCCGGCTGTGAATTAACGAAGATCGTTTATCACACCTGTAAGGAAGGGTTGTGTCGTTGACATTCTGACAGATTGCCGTGATCATGGTCTGACCCTTTGGAGGGTCTGACTATGATTGATTATCTTATCTGCGTCTGTGCATTGCTGATAGAATATGGGCCTTTGTCTCATCATCCACTCGCGCCAATGCTTCTTCAAGTGCCAAGCGCAACCGCGCGCTTTCATCGACGGCAGCGCTGATCGTCCATTGGCTGCGTCGCCTGGACTCTTCATATCCTTTAAGATAGGCCGCAGAAACTTCTTGCTGCAACGCCTTTAGGCGTCGCTCATATTCGGTGTCAGTCACGTTAGCACCAAAAATAACCCCGCGTCGGTAGACACGGGGCCAAGTCAAGGGGAGGTCAATACGCTCCCGACTAATAGCAGATTCCCAGACCGTCGTATAGGTAGACGGGATCAACGAGCACGATCATACTTAGCCCCTCTCAGTTTAGCTTCCCAGCATTTGACGCCATAGATTACCGTGGAATGGTCGCGCTTGAATATACGCGCAAGTTTTAAATAGCTAGAGTGGGTTTCATATCTAGCGCGATACATGGCCTTGTGACGAGCTTGCACGATCTTTGATACGCGTTTGTATCCCACAATGTCTGACGGGAATATCAAGAACTCATCAGCCACTTCGGCTATTATTTCACGCACGAACACGTCGCCTTCCTTTTCGTTGCTTGTGTCCCACCACGGCGCTCTCACCGCCGCGCCTCGATCTCTCCCGCGATCATTTCGCGTTTGATGCGGTCGTCCTCATGCTTGAGCATGAGTTCGAGGGACTCTGTTGACAACCGATACAACAGACAGAGGTAATCATAATCGCTCATTGCAATACCCACAGTAAAAGGATGAACACGGACGGAATCAACACGCTTACGCTGGCGGCTAGGCCAATGACATAGAGCGCGTGTTTCATTTGCGGTCGGCCTCGATAAGAGCAAGGATGCGGGTCGCGTGGCGCTTGCCGCGCAGTATGCGTTCCATCAGTTTGTATGGCAGATCGCCAGCGCTCAAGTTGACGTTGTTGGCCGTGATTCGCGTAAACTCAAAGCCCTTTTCGTCGTCTGGTATCGCGTCGCACGACCCGCCTTCGAATATGTAAGTGATCAATGAACTAATCCTGGCATGAGGTTGGTGAAGATAACGACCGCGATTAACGCGGTCGCTAGGTTGAGTAAAGTGGCGATGGGGCTCATTTGTAGAACCCCACTTTGCAATCCCACAACAGAAAACCGTTGTAGATGCACTCGATCTCATCGGCGTGCGGAAATAGATGACCAAAAAAGTCGTTATAGAAGTGTGTCGAATAAATCATTGTCGTTGCTCCTGGGGTTGGCGGGTCACTTATAGTGACCCAGACCGGCTGCTTGGATCTTGTGCGCGAGCGCGACGATTGCTTCTGCGCCTGGATACATGCACACCGCGAATGGATGCTTTTTGTTGTAGTTGACCAGCGCGCAGGCAGCGCGGAAGGTCTTGTCGTGGTTGCCGCTGGCGTAGGCGTTTTTGAGGTTGTTGATCTTGCCGTTCATGTGCTTGTTTCCTGTATTGGACTGTCGATGATGTAACTTATACACATGTGGACAATACTTGTCAAATACTTTTTTACAAAAAAGTTGCGTGTGGCCTAAGCGGCCACACACATCAACGCAGCGCAGTCGGGGCCAATGCCGCGATCTATGGATGATGGCACTGTCAGCGGACGGCCACAGCGACCGCATGACCCTTCGTGGCGGATCTCAAGCTGTGGTGCGATGACGCCGACTAACAGATGGCGCAGCGCGTAGTTTATGGCTCTGACTGATGGCGCATCATCAGACGCGCACGATTTGGCGCTCAAGTGTAACGACCCGCGCGCGTTGCTAAAGATGCACCCCAGGTATGCGTATTCGTTAGGCTGAATTAACAGCTTTACGAAGAACACGCGGCCATCGTCGCTTGCGCGTATTTTATAGGTGAAATGCGCGCCCGTGCGCTCGCTTGATAGTGTGATCGTAGCGTTGCCAGCAAAGATAAAGGTTGTGGCGTCATTGGCTGTTTTAAACATGTCTACTCTCCTTTTGATGATTGAGTTATACACATGTTTAAAAGTTATGTCAAATACTTTTTTACACTACGGCGGTAAAAAAGAACATGTTTTTTAGCGATGCGCGTTGCCATTGCACGGGTGAGACAAACGCCTTCGCGTAACACAATCGTCTCGCGTGGCGACTCGCGGTTGAAGCCGCTCACATGCCAAACATATCCGGCAGGAGTTTTGGTGGTGGCCCAAGCGTAACAATTAAACATTGTCGCCTCGCTCATAGACGGTTTTGCCGTTTTGGACGTAAGCAATCTTGATGATGCCCTGCGCTAACGCCAACTTGAAAGCAGCGCTCGTCGTCGCGCGACCGAAGCAGTAGGTGAACATCGTTGGGCTGATGCGCGACGCAGCAACCATGCGTTTAATGCCTTCGATGCAGGTAAGAGTTTGTTGGGTAGTCATCGTCGTGTCCTTTACGTTTGATGATGTGAGTTATACACATGTGCACAACTAGTGTCAATAGTTATTTTACACAAAATAAGATATTTTTTTACGGTGTAAGCGGTGTTAAGTAGTAAAAATGCGGTGTTGGGTAGTGAAAATGCGGTGTTGGGTAGTGGTTTGGCGGTGGTTGGGTTGAGGCAACTGTCTGTTAATGAACCCGTTTGTCGAGTTGGGTATATATATGATTAAAAATCAATTTAAAAATATTGTTATACTATTGTGCAGTGCAGCGCAAAACTTACCAGCAACTTTTTGGGCACTACCCAAACTACCCAACTCGCCAAACTCATTAACTTTTGGTAATGTTTGGTAAGGCGCGACACGGACGTTGAAAGCGATGTGAGGTGCGTTGAAAGCCAAAAACCAGGCTTCGCCCCCTCTCTTACGCAAAAACGCAGCCAGGGAATTCCCTCGCTGCGTCAATAAAGACGCAGTAACATAAAGCGCGCGCGCCGTCAAGTTTACGTAAACTAAGTTTACAATCACGACGCGCCCGCGCTGGCAGTCGCTCGCCTGGTAGCTACATGATGAGTGCGCGCAGTGCGCGCCGCCAAGCGATCTTTAGTTTACATTCAGTAAGCGCGCACCGCTTTGTTTACATAAACACGTTTACAGCAAACAAGCGCGCGCTCGCGTCAATAGAACAAAGCGCGCACATTAACTGCCACACATTTGTTTACATAAACACGTTTACGTAAACAAAGCTGCATGATTGTAAACTGTTTACATTCAACCCCGCCGTTTACATAAACATGTTTACGTAAACATTAAGTTTACATTTGTTTACATTCAGCTCCGTGTTTACATAAACTTAGTTTACATTCAGCTCGGCCAGGGGGACTGGGCCTTGGGGATGGTGGGAATATCTATATAGGGATTGAGCAAACTTTTTTTATTTTTATTTTTTTCACCTCATGGTAAAGAACCTTATGACATTCCAGTCTCTGCCATACGAGCCTCGCCGCATAGAGGCGACGGAAAAGAATCTAGAGTTGATTTACGACGCTGCGCGCAAAGGCTTGAAGGGCGACGCCCTAGCCTATGCGGCTGGCATGACGCCGCAAGAATATCGGCGATTGATACAGCTTGACCCGATAGCTGAGTATGCCGAATACAAGGGCCGCGCTGAAGGTGAGGCGGAAATGGCTGCGGTGCTCCGCACAGCGGCGTTAGCGGGCGATAGCAAAGCCGCGCTTGAGATGCTGAAGCACGCACATGGCTGGGTAGCCAAACAGGCTGTCAGCGTAGAAGTTAACCAGACGATCAGCATCACGGCGGCGCTTCAAGAGGCGCAGCAACGAGTCATCGAAGGGCAGATAATAGATGCAAACGACTATATACAGCCCGGAGGAAGAACAGCGTTTGATGGCGACGCTGTGGAATCCAGCGCTGAAAAACGATCCGCTGGCCTTCGTCAGATTAGCCTTCCCGTGGAAGAAACCGAATACGCCCCTTGAGCACTTTGAAGGCCCGCGTAAATGGCAACGGGAAATTCTGACAGAATTACGCGAGCACATCAAAGCTAACGACGGCAAGATAGACTTTGAGACGCTGCGGATGGCGGTGTCATCTGGGCGCGGAATCGGTAAGTCCGCCTTAGTGTCATGGCTAACGATCTGGATGCTGACGACAAGAATAGGATCGACGACTATTGTGTCGGCTAACTCTGAGGCGCAGCTCCGTAGCGTCACCTGGGCTGAGATTACCAAGTGGCTAAGTATGTCGATACACAGCCACTGGTTTGAGGTGTCCGCGACGCGAGTCCTACCGGCGAAGTGGATAGCGGAGCTGGTCGAACGAGATCTTAAAATGGGAACGCGCTATTGGGGCGTAGAAGGGCGGTTGTGGAGTGCAGAGAATCCTGACGCATATGCTGGCGTGCATAACTTCGCGGGTGTCATGCTGGTATTCGATGAGGCGAGCGGAATTGATGATAGTATCTGGTCAGTTGCAGCGGGCTTTTTTACGGAAAATACCCCTAATCGCTTTTGGTTGTGCTTCAGCAACCCCCGTCGTAACTCTGGTTACTTTTATGAGTGTTTTAACTCCAAGCGAGACTTTTGGCGAAATAAAATTGTCGATGCCCGCTCCGTCGAAGGCACGGATAAGGCCGTCTACCAACAGATCATTGACGAGTATGGCCCCGACTCAAGCGCAGCGCACGTCGAGGTCTACGGTCAGTTCCCCAACGCCAGCGACGACCAGTTCATCGGAAACGCGCTGGTTGACGAGGCAATGGAACGTCCCGCTATATCCGACCAGTCCGCGCCCATCGTGGTCGGAGTGGATCCAGCACGCTTTGGTGCCGACGCCACCGTCATCGCCATAAGGCAGGGGCGCGACATCATCGGAATCAAGCGCTACAGAGGCGACGACACGATGGAGGTCGTTGGACGAGTGATAGATACAATAGAGGAATACAAACCAGCCTTGGTCGTAATAGATGAGGGCGGACTCGGCGCAGGCGTCGTGGATCGGTTGAAGGAACAGCGATACAAGGTGCGCGGGGTAAACTTTGGCAATAAGTCAACGAAGCCCATGATGTATGGCAACAAGCGCGCTGAGATGTGGGGCGCGATGAAGGACTGGCTGAAGGACGCGAGCATACCTAAAGACAGGTATCTGAAGTCAGACCTGATCGGGCCTATGATGAAGCCGGACTCGAAGGGGACGATATTCTTAGAGTCTAAGAAGGACATGAAGTCGAGAGGGCTGGCGTCACCTGACGCAGCGGACGCTATAGCAGTGACCTTCGCCTTTCCTGTCGCTAGACGCGAGCAACGAGTAGACAACCCGCGCCGCGTAACGTATGCTGGCGGCGGTAATTCCTCTGGTTGGATGGCGCATTAAATGGCTAAAAAGTCTGTGTCATTATCTATAGGGCGCGGCGAAAAATTGCCTACGAAAGCTGGCGCTGGTCTGACGGCTAAAGGTCGAAAAGCCTATAATGCTGCTACTGGCAGTAATCTTAAGCCGCCCGCGCCTAATCCTAAAACCAAAGCTGACGAAGGCCGTAAAAAATCTTTTTGCGCAAGAATGGGTGCAGTTGCAGCTAAAGCTAAAAACGGCGAGCGCGCCAAAGCTTCTTTAAGGAGATGGAACTGTGGCAAGTAAGCCGGGACTTTACAGTAATATTCACGCCAAGAAAGCACGCATTGCAGCCGGATCGGGCGAGAAGATGCGTAAAGTTGGGTCTAAGGGCGCACCAACAGCTAAAGCGTTCAAAGAGTCCGCTAAGACGAGGAAGAAATAATGCCGCTAGTTAAGTCATCATCTAAGAACGCCATGCGTAAGAACATAGCCGCAGAGATAAAAAGCGGAAAAAAACCGGCTCAAGCGGCTGCGATTGCCTATTCTGTTAAGCGCGAAGCAGCTAAGAAAGGCGGCGGGAAAAAAGGCAAATCGTGCAGCTAATCTACGATGTTGGCATACCATGCCGCAAAGGCCACACAACGGGCCGATATACGGTAAGCCGTAAATGCGTCCAATGCGCTAAAGATGCTGCTTTAGCATGGAATAGAGCTAACCTTAAAAAAGCGCGCAAACATTGCGCTAATTATCGCGCGAATCACCCCGAACGCACGTCAGAACAATACAGAAACTGGCGCGTAAATAACCCAGACAAAGTAAAAGCCAAAAACGCTAATTGGCAGGCTAAAAACTGGGATAAATATTTAAATATATCTTCTAGCTGGAAAAAACGTAACCCAGCGCACAGAAATGCTAAAGTAGCTGAACGACGCGCGGCCCAAGAGCAACGCACTCCTAAATGGCTGACAGACCAAGATTTTACTGATATAAAGAAATTCTACGACTTGGCCCATGAACTTTCACAGGCTTACGGCTTTCCTTGGCATGTGGATCATATTATACCGCTTAGAGGTAAAACCGTTTCAGGACTACACGTAGTCGATAATCTCCAAATTATACCGGGGTCTGAGAACTCGCGGAAAGGCAATAGATTCTATGGCTGCTAGTGATGTAGAGGGCGCTGGAAAAGTATCGGATGCGTCTGAAGGCGACCGTTTGGCTACTATGCGTCATCGTTTTACTGTTGCCTCTGCCGCTTACGCTGACAGTAGGGAAGACGAATTAGACGACTTGCGATTTATGGCTGGCTCGCCAGATAACCAATACCAATGGCCCGCTGACGTGTTGGCGACCAGAGGCGCGGTGCAGGGTCAGACGATCAACGCACGTCCCTGCCTGACGATTAACAAGCTGCCACAGCAT